AACATCACGACTTTTAACTAAAATGGAAGAAGGACATATATTCAACCATTTTTGAATAAATGAATGATTTACAAGTTCTTCTGTGGTATCAAAGTCAAATTCTATAAAATTATCAATATAAACAAATCCTGGAACTCTTTGTCTAAAATGATTTTTTGTTTCAGTCATTTTTCATTTCTTTAGGTTGAGTATAAAACAATTCATCTCTCCAATTCCTTCCAGCAATATCAAAACTCAAACCTACCTTACCTACAGAGAAGAGAAATGAGAACAATCTACCATAACCCATAGAGATTTGTAGATAAGGAAACTCAATCCACTTACCATACTCACCAAAGTCAAATGCAACTTGAAGAAGTGAATAGTGTTTTGTGGTAAGAAGAGTAAAATAAAACTCTTTACCGTAGTCGTCTCTTACACCCCATTTTGCGATTTTCATTGGTTTAGTTCCTCCACAAGTTGTAATAGGTCATTTTTATCAAGGACAATCAAGTCATTCTGTGCATTATACGACCTAATATTCTCCGCAGCAATAAACAGAATTGCAGCAACTAACTTCTCTTCAGTATCAGCACCATTATTTCGGTGCTCCCATACTGCATTCATAAATTCTTGCGAACGTTCAGTCATTCTTCAAACTCAAAATAAAGATCAATCACATTCATAATTTCATTGTTGATGGTTTCAATCACCCAACCTTCATCAGGTTCTTCTGTATGCTTATGTGCTCTCCTATATCCAATCCTAGTACCTTCATCAATACACATTTCAAGAATAGGACGGATTTTTGGTTTCATTTTTTTGATTACTTATGAAAGTATCATACCACAAAATTACCTATTGTGGTAGTGGTGTGTGCGGTTTGTAAAGTGTCCATCCTTTATAATGTTTATATTTTCCATTTAACATTCTATTAAATCCACCTTGATCTAAATTATTTTTTCTACAAAATTCACTTTGATTTATTCCTTTTATAATTTCCCCATCAGGACTAACCACACAAAATTCTTTACTCATAGAAAGAACTTGTTCTTCACTCATTTTTCTACCAAGAGTTGGAGATATAAAACCACTTTTATATCTTTGTTTTGCTTTTTCACCTATGAGTTTTTTAGTTTCTTCACTTTGTTTTTTTCCATACATTGAATTTAATTCACCAAATCTTTTACTATTATACATTCCATTTTTTTCACCAACACATCCAGGTTTTCCATATCTTGGGTTGTTTTTTCCTCTAACTTTAACTGCAATTTTTTCTTTATGGTCTTCGGTAAGAGATTTACCATAATACCAATGATTAGATCCTTTTATTGAGTTTGAATATTTTATTCTACAACTTTCATATAATCTTGAATTGAAGTATCTTTTATAAGATTTCATAGCAAGATGTGCAAATAACATCTTTTGAGATTTTACATCATCAACTCCATATCTTTTAATATAAATTCTTTCCAACAAACAATGTGCAATGTAATGTTCCCTTGATGTGAGAGTAACAATTCTATTATTCTTACCAAAGATACTTTTTGGAAAGGTATGATGCTTTTCTGTATATCCATCAGGAGGAGTTCTGTTCTCTGCTTTCCTAATGAGGTTACAATAAACTTTTAGATAGTTCATTTCTATTCTATTGGTACTGCATTACTATTTATAATAGAAAAGGTGCCCGAAAGCACCTAATCTGTCCGTAGAGAATTGCAGTACCAACAGACATTTTTATTTAGGATAGTTCTTTAATTCCCTTTTGCAACCACTTAAAATCTCTTGTTTCAGTAATGCTTTTGATCTCACCACAGACATTACATTTTCCCTCATATACTGACGATACTCCATCGTGATATTCACCATACTTTTTTCCACAATCAAAACAAACTACATCTGCATCTACAAGTTTCTTACGAAGTTCTGCTTTTTCAGCAGAAGAACAGAGAGCATCCATTTCCTCATCAGTATATTGAGGATTATCAGGTTGCTCAAGACGGGAAAGTTTTGCTTTCAGGTCATAAATCTCATCCTGCATCTTACGAAGTTCTTTTGCATAATCTTCTGCCATTTTCAGGTCAAACTCATCAGCAACCCTTTTCATATCCTCTTCATTACGCATATCATTGAATGCAAGAGATGCAGCACCTTTCATAATGCCCACATCATTATGTCCCATCGTGCGGGCAACAGTTCCAAAGAAACGGAACAGTTGAATGGTATTCAGATCGTGAGCAGGAACCTCAAAGGTATAATGCTCTTCGGGAAGAGTTTCATCATCATACACACCATAAGAGGATTGATTGACGAACTCAGTATCAAACTGAACTTTAAGAGTTGCTTTGTAGGTCATCGGTTTGGTTTTGTATACTCATACTATAAGACCCTTGACTGCGAAAGTCAAGGGTCTGTGGACAGTTTATAAACTGGTCTAGGTACTTAATATTTTTTTACAAATTCTTTTACATATCTGTTGATTACCATCACATTCAATTAGACATTGATAATAGTCGTTAATAATATTTCCTTGTTCATTAAACTCATCAAGTGTTTCTCCAAGATGTTTGGCGTTATCGTTCCAGGCTGCAAGTTGATTAAAAGGAATTAAATTGTGCATAATGAACCTCCACGCACAAGTAACGTTATAATAAAGAATTCTATGCTGTAGTGTTCTCACATTACTATATTAGCATATTCAGTTTATTTGTGTGGATTTCTTAATATATCTTAATCACGTTGCCGCCAATCATCAGGTTTATCTTCTGTAAAGAAATCTACAATCTCATCAATGCTATCAAATCCAGATTTACCAAATCTTTCGTGTCCCAATCCACCAATATCAAGTTGATTAAGGAAATCATCAAGGTCCCCTTCTTGCATATCAGGATTTTCTGCTCTACGCCTTGCCTGTCGAAGTATTTTAGCAGCAGATTGATTTGCTTTTGCTAGTTTTTCACACCATATCATTTCCCCTAAACTAACTTCTTCGTGTAATGCAATCTTGTTACAAATTTCTTCTAACTTTAACCGATAAGCAGTAGAAAGCATCGTATCGTCCAGATATAGGGTTATTTAGATTTTTTATTCTCAAACTCTTTCATTAATTCTTCTGCAATCTTCAATGATTTTCTATACATTAAGTATTTTACGATTGGATTTCGTGGGTCGTGCAATATCATCCATTTTGTTTTCTCATATTGAAATTTAATCAAATGTGAAAGTAAAACAACTGCTGCTGCAACACTTTCATCAGTAACAATCAAGTATGCAATACAAGCAAATATAATGAAATAGATGTATATTGAATTCATTTTCTAAGTGTCTTAAGATATTCTAATATATTCTCGCGAATATACATCAACTCATTAAAACACAGTTGATTGTGAGCACAATTTCTGAGTTCTGGATCTGGCTTTAAAACACTTTCCTCAAATAAGGTCAGTCCTCGGTTCCATTTATCTTCTGGGGTTTCATTTTGCATCTTTATTAATAGTAACAGGACAAAAAGGTATTGTTTTACGAATTTCTGTGATGATTTCCGTTCTTTGTAGTTCAGTCAATCCAACAACTTTACTAATACGCTGCAGAAGACTTAATGCTTGAGTACAGGTTATAGTTGTTGCAAGTAATACAACCATAACTTCTCCTTAATCTATTACTATTTAATAACTTTCCAATTTTTATCTTCTTGAACTTCATTCATCCAGAACATAAATCGTCCTGAGATGCTTTCAAGTTTTACCAGTCCATTCTTACGTTCTCGTACTTTGCAAGAATGAAGAAGTTTCATATCGTGTAGAAAAACATCTTTTGCTTCAGATGTTTTGGGAGATACACAAATAAATTCGGTTTTCATAAGATTTTTGAAAGTGTTTTAAAGGTCTTAAAAGTTAACTTAATGAGTCCTTATCAACCTCGACAAAGGTAATTGTACAGGTATTTCATAGGTCCGTCAAGTAGTCTGTCCAGTCTCCTCAAGAAACTTAAGGTAATAGTATTCTTCGAGACTGTGTGCCTCTACTTCATGAGGTTGTTCCCAGTAATCCAGGTCCTCACACTTGATGTCCTTGTAGTACATTTTTCCTCTACGTTCTTTGAGAAGACCTTTTACCCACTGATGTAAATGCACAAGTTCGTGGAATAATGTCTTCGTATAAAGTTCAAGATCAAGTTTTGGATCAATCTCAATCAAAAACTCACGAGGACGATAAATGTCTCCAGAGACTGAGCAATAACCATATGCTTGTTCTCTACGAAGACCTCTGTGAAGTACTTCAACGTAGATATGGTGTCTGGGTAGGTGCTTGGTAATGAACCACTCTACAGCGTCTTCTACACGTCTCTTACGTGCTCCATAACCAGTAATATCAATGCAGTACATTAGAATGCAGAGTTAAAAACGACATTGCAAAGTCTTACACCCCAGTTCATAAGGATCATAAAAGACCCTATGAAGAGCAGTCTATCAAGGTTTGAGAGGGGCATCGGTCTCTGTGCTACCCATCTACTATAAAGCACCTCCCAGGCGATCCTGAAGGTGCTGTGACGGTTTATAGAGTGTCCTTAGTACCCATTTTCACCCCATCTTTCCCCACTTAAATATTGGGATTCGTATGGGTAGGTATAAAAATCTCTCTTAGGACAAGCAAGATCAATTCCTGTTTGTGGGAAAGATTTAAATGCTAAAGGTAAAACATAACTACTAATTTCATGTGCTTCATTCCACAGAGGAGCACCATCATAGAGATACTTTTCTGGTTCAATTAGCATCCTTTTGATTCTATCATCAAATCTAGTACAGTAATGAGCTCCAATATAAGTTTCTGGTCTGGTTAGGAAGTTTGCATATGAAGCAAGTTCATACTTTCCAATTCTAACTTTATCAATTAAACTATTATATTCTAGTGGAATATCAAAGAGATATACTAAATCTTCTGTTCTACCCCAGAAAATGTGATCTTTGGGATGAAAAACAAAGTTCGGAAATACTCCTCCAACAAAAAGTTTTTGATCTGTATGATTTTCTTTGAAAAAATCATACATCTTTAACATACTTTCAGTAGTATATTTTTGATCAGATCTCATTTTAGCTGCAAATTTTGTCTTACACTGTTTAATACCAGATAAAGAGGTAACAATTTGCAAGTTCTTATTGCAGGTTCCTGGAGTTGAAGGGTATTTACTTCTTACAAAAATTACCTTATCATTGTAATGTCTTTGCTCCTTGTTATCTTCCCAGCATGAAACAATAATGTTATTCACAAAAGGAAGTTTTAAGTAATCGGAAATAATCTCATCAGTATAATCATCATATTGTCCCTGAAGAACAATATCCATCTTATTGTCTTCTAATATTTCTACTAGTTCTTCTTTAGGGTTATCAAATGAAAAATAAATGATAAACTGTCCAAGATAAGTGTCTTTCCAATATTCTCTGAATCCATAGAGATAATTATCATCAAAAATATGTTCAGTAACTTCCTTACCGCTTCTTTCATAAACATGAAGATCTAAACAATCTGTTAGGTAAAGGTCACGAAATTCTATAAACCGTTCTATAGCATTATGATGGTCATTTATGTGCCATTCACCTGCACAATTTTTAACTTTGTTGCGAATGTATTCATAATTTTCTTTTGTAAAAATTGAATACTCTCCACCTTCACAATCAAATTTTAAAAAGTCAATCCTATCAATATTATACTCACTTACAATCTTTTTAAATGTTGTTGTAGAATAAGTATTTCCATCATTTTGGTAAATATATTCTCCACTAGCACCAATTACTTTTGATACTTCTTCGTTGTCTCCAATTCCTTTGTTGATGATGGTAACTGGTCCATGTCCAATGTTCTTCTTCAAATAATCAATGATTATGTTTGAAGGTTCTATACAATAAACATGCTTAGGATTTTTATCTAAGATTGAATATGTGAATGACCCACAATTTGCTCCAGCATCAAAAACAATATTACCTTCTTTTACTTGTTTGTGCTTTTCATAAGTTCTCTCAACAAAATTTTCATTGCTGAACATTTGAGCATATTCTGGATCTGTTGGACCCCAATCAAAATTTGTTGGAACTAAAAAATCACTAAAATAATTCTTTAGGTTATACAGAACAACATTTCTATGATCTTCTCTCATATCATAGTTGTTTAGTAGATCTTTAAACAATTCACCAGATTCTTTATTTTTTCCCCACCACCAACCAGAAATTGCTTTTAGTAGGATCAATCCATATTTTCCTGGATATTCAACATCGCTTTTAAGTGGTTCAATATTAAAGTCTGCAAATGTTAGAGCAATATTTGTATAAATGTAGCAATCTTGCCATTGCTCCTTTTTCTCTGAGAATTTTCCCAGCAAGTAATATGCCTCTGGTCTATTTGGAAGTAGGCAAAGTGCCTGCTGCAAAATACCTTTAGCAGTTAGATCTCTTGTTCCCTGCCTATCATAACAATTAGAAGCATGTATTAATGCTTCGTATGCTAAAGTATCGTCATCTGCTCTCTCAGCACATCTAAGAAAATAAGATAAGGCTGGAGATGATTGACCTTCTTTTTCATACCAAAGACCTAGAGAAAAGTTTTTCTGTGGATCTTCAGTGTCCAAAGAATAATCAACTAAAAGTTCTTCAATATCAGTTTTTTTGTTATCTTCTAAGATTCCCATAATTTTTTTTAATGAAACTTTATTACCGTTTTCTTTCCACCAATTAACTACAAAGTCATAACTTTCGTTGTGGTGTCCCTTTTGACCATCAAATTCTTTAAATGTTGTAGGAATATCAATATTCTCAACAAACAATTCAATGCTATAAACCTTTCCATGACCAAAAAATAGAACATTCTCAGGCATCGGAATAAAATTGCCTGGAATTGTTACGTCATAAACATCACCAAAAATATGTCTATCAATTATTTTTTTAGCATAATCTCTAGTAATGATATATGCAGTAGCAGACCAATCATCATGAGATTTCTCTCTTAGATTTACATTTTCATAAAAAGGTCTTACAGTTGCTAGATGAACGCATTCTGCATCATCCGGTAGATTATCAATAAATTCTTTCCATGTAAAATTCCAATACTTTACAAGTTCAAAACTTACATCATCTTCACAGAAGAATGCATAATCATCATCACATTCTTCGTACCACTTTTTAATTGCTTTAAGATGTGAAATTATAGTTCCTCTAGTACCAGAGTCTAGAGTTTCTAACAATTCTCCTCTAATTTTATCATCACATTCAGAGAACCTTTTAGATATAATTGGATAAACTGAACTGATATTATATTGAGAAAATTGTTGATTTAATAAGTTTTGCCTATCTATGCTCTCCTCAAGAGAGATATAATAGACTTTAGGAAAATATTCTAATTTATTTGCGATCATTTTTAATCTGCACAGCAACTTGTTTAATTAAGTGTTCAATGTTTAAATTAGGTTTCCACCCAAGAACTTTTTGTGCCTTTTCAAAAGAACCAATAGATTTTCTAATAGTCTCTTGCTTGACTGTTTCTTTATTTAGAGCATATTTCCCAGCGAACAATTCTGGATATCTACTCCAAAGTTCTTCTGCTGGTTTATATGCAAGTGGTATATGAGTGCAATTTAATGCTTCTGAGACCCATTTTCCAATCTGATTTACACTATAATTCAATCCAGTACAGACATTAAAAGTATCGTTGGGTTTCTTTTGCAGACAAATTTCTATCATAGAAATAATATCTTCAACCCAAATAAAATCTCTGGTTTGAGTTCCATCACCACTTAAACGAGGAGATATTCCTGAAAGAAATTCTCTTGCTAAAAAATTAACTATAGGTGGGTGAATCCTGTGATAATCTCCATCAGGACCAAAAACATTAAAGAATCTCAGAGTAGTGATCTCCATGTTATAATTTTCTCTATAAGATTCTATAATGTCTTCAGCCATCTTTTTTGAGGATGAATAGTATAACTTCGGATTTAATTTCAAATCTTCTGTAAAGATATCTGCTCCACAATTTTCATATACTGCACTAGTACTGGAAAAAATAACATGAGGAATCTCATGATTTTTAGCAAATTCTAAAACATTTGTAACTCCACCAACATTAGTCCAAATTGTTTCTAATGGATTTATTTCACAGTCTGGAAGAGATGTTATTGCTGCTAGATGAATAATAGCATCAAACTTTGTGTCTAATAAAGTAAAAGGTTTTGAAATATCAACATTAAAAAATGGAGCAATCAAAGCTCCATTTACTTCAATATTTGATTTGTATCCATTTCTAAGACTATCAATCAAAACCAATTCATGTCCATTTTGAATTAGTCTTTTAGAAATACCACAACCAATCTGCCCTGCTGCTCCTGTGATAAGTATTTTCATTCAAAAAACTCCTTTAAATTATTTGCATTTCGTGGAATATTAATTGCCTTTGCAGAAGGATATGGATTGCTTCTTGCAAAATCATTGATCACTACTCTCTGTGCATGAGGCAGTCCCATAATCAGTTGGTCATAAGGAATTCCTTTCTCTTCCATTTCAAATACAGTAGTTCCTCTGTGTTCTTCTGGTCTGCTGGTTGTTAGAATAATCTTAACTTTACCAGACTGATACAATTGATTTAGGTAATCAATATTCTCTTGTATTGCAGTTCCTTCTCCAACATAAGGAGGGAAATGTGTAGAAGAATTCGTAACTAAAGTTCCGTCAATATCCACAAACAAACATTTATATTGTTTCTTATAGGCATTCCAGGCATCCAGTGTTCCCCAATCCTTAAAGTTAGTTGTGGGCAATCCACAGAAAAGGGAACCAGATAGAATCATTTCAAATATGATATGACTCACATAACATTCACCATCAATATCAGATAGTTTCTTATAAATCTCACAGAATTCTGTAGCACTTCCGAATCCATATCCACCGGCAGAAAATGTAGAACTAATGACTTTCTTTTCTACAATATTTGTAATTACGCCATTCACATCAAACTGCAAGTAGCTCTTTGCCTTTGCATTAATATTTTCCATATCATTCAGGTCAAAGTAGGCAACCTGATTGATAGGTTCCGTAATCTCACACTCATAATATCCATCAGAGTCTTTGATGAATATGAATCCATCAAGGTTAGATTTCAGAATGAGTTCATATACAGTTTCCGACTGAGATTGTGTTTGATTCTCAAGAAACACAATATTGGATTTTCCTAGAAGACCCAGTTCATCAAGTTCCTTTTCAAATCCATCACAGAAATGATACTTCTCTTCGTGCTCGGATAAACAGACAAAATAAATTTCATCAAAGAATTCTAGATTCAATCCAAGTATTGATTCTATTCCCATAAAACGACCCGTCATTGGATGAGTAAGCATCCATTTGGGTCTCATATTTGGAAATCTAGAAGACTTCCCCGCCATAGGAACTATTAAATTCCTCATACAATTTGGTAGAAGATACAACTTTATCCAGTATAATTCTTTGTTGAGAATTTGTCAAATAAGGTTCAATTCTTAAAATGTTGATTGCATCAAGAACATCAAAGCTTATTTTTTCAATATAATACCCATACCGGTCTTCTAGTTTTTCCCAAATATAACGATAAGTTTGAATCATACGAACCGAAGATAGATTTTGTATTTTCAAGCTCCAGAGATAATACAAGTCTTGTTTAATTTTTACAAGGTCACATAAAAAACTATCCACATAAGAATCCAGAAAGTCAATAAAGAATAAACGATTTGGATGAAACAGAATATTATTAAAGGTTAAATCCCCATGACAAAATGTATTCGGAACAACGATAGATTCTTCTTCAACTAGTTTTTTTAGATGTCTAATAAAGTTCTTATGATGACTTCTTGGTATCAGAGAATCCAATTTGTTTAGAATCTCATCCGTTACATCAACCATTCTAAATCTAGAAGAAATGAAATCAAAATAACCGAAGAGAGTCTCAATCACAAATTCAATATTCTCTACACTCGCAGAAGAGAAGAACTCATAAAATGATAGTGCCGGAACATAATCCATATCAAAAGAATTCTGATTTACACTCAGAACTTTGGGAGTATCAATATTCCTGAGTATCAGATTATAGAAAAAATTCTGCTTATCAACTTGTTTTAATAATCTGGAATTATATTCTGGCGAAGAAGAATACTTACGAAGTGTTGTATTATTCAGAAGTTCTAGTTTGCAACCAGATAATCCACCATCAAATTTATTTTTAATGCTATAGGTCATTCTCTCATAAATTCTTCAATTGTTTGAGTGGAACCAATATTTCTCCACCAATTTAAATTTTGTTTATATGATTGTTCGTGTGCTGGATGGATTGGTTGGTTTTTACCTTCTTCTGTATTTGGATTAAGATACGAAGGCATAAAACTCAGGTCTTCTGTAAATAGTGGAGCACCATAAACTTTACCTAATGGAGAGAAGATAATAGTTTCAATCACAGGAACCTTTGCCCAATCCTCTCTAAAATCTATATCAGAACCTCTAAAATCTAAATGAAACCTACCGTCATAGTAATAAGTATCAATCAGTTTCTTAGCAAATTCTCTTTTAATAATATAAGCACAACCAGACCAATCACACCAACAACGATTGCGGAAACCAATTTTAAATCTATCAAATTCGTCTCTCAACCAGGCAAGTTGAACAATCTCCCAATCATCAGGAAGACTATTGTAGAAATCGTCCCAAGTAAAGTTCCAGTACTGAACCAGTTCCATACTCAAATCATCTTCACAGAAGAAAGCAACTTCCTCAGTAGTATTATCATACCACTGTTTGATTGCCTTGAGGTGCGATGTAACAGGCCCTCTGCTTCCAATACTTAAACGGTCAATATAATCTGATATAATTTCGTGTTGAGTATCATCATACTTATTGAAAATATGAGGTGTGATATGATTAATACCAACCTCAGAGAACTTTTGATGCAACTTTTCTCTTCTTTCAGTACAATAATCCACACTGATATAATGTACTGGAGGAAGATTTTTGAGTTTTGATTTATCTGGTTTGTAATAAATCCAACACTTTTCATCTGGTGTAAATCCAGTCAGTAATTCATTCACTGCTCGTTTAACACCGGGAAACCAATCATATTCATCGTGATAATAATCGTGCCCTGCAATAATTCCACCTGGTTTCACCTTGGGATACCAGGCAAGAATATCATCTCGGACATCTTCATACTCGTGAGAAGCATCAATAAAAACAAAATCCAGAGAATTATCCTTGAATTTTTTGACTGCCTCAAGAGAAGTCATCTTGAGTGGAAAATAATATTCACCAACAGGTCTCATATTATCAATAAAGATATCATAGAGTTTAGGTAACTCTTCCATTCCTTCGTGCTCTACACTTCCTTCCCAGGTATCCACACAGAAGAACTCTATGTCCTTATTGGAATTAGCAATCTCCACACACATATATGCTGCAGATTTACCTTTCCAACAACCAACTTCTACGAAACGACTACCCGAAGGAAATCGCTTTACAATTCTAGAGTAAAGGTTGGGATAAGAAAACCAACCCTCACCAAAATTATCACTTCCGCAAATGTGTTCCACTACTTAACCTCTAAAAGAACTGATTCTGGGTTTCCATACAATCTACCATCCACTGCAATCTTATGAGTAGGAATATATTTCTCAATCAATTCTGTCCAAGTTGTCGCCATATCATCGTGGAATTCAATTGCAATATACTTAAATTCTGAAAGACAAGTCGTATTTTCTAGTACATTTCTTTCTCCACCTTCAATATCAATCTTAATGAAATCATATTTGGGTAGATTTTCCAATGTTATGGTTGGAAGTTGGTTGAATTGAGTTGTATGATTTTGCGAATTCATATTGTATCCACCAATATTTCCATCAGATTGTCCTAATGAAATTGTTTCTGCACCATAATGTAAAGCCTTGTTTATAATTTTAACTCTCCAATCATCCTTAAATCTATTTTGAATATAATCAAAATTTACAGGAACAGGTTCTAAAATAACTGCTTCCTTCATCGTTGGAATTTGACTAAAAAATATCTTTACAACTTCTCCAGTACATCCACCAACATCAAGGAATGATTGAATTTTTTTATCTCTTAAGAAGTTAATCATCGTTGCATAAAATGGTTTATAAGACCATTCAAGGTTTGTATAATCTAGATGACCATCCAGAGTATCTGTTCCCCAACTTACTTGTGGTTCTGGTTCTGAATTAGTTTCGACTTGAATTTCATTCATTCCTATAAAATCCAAAACCAATTCTTGAGAAACTTTGAGAAGATATGCTGCATTATCCTGAAAACCAAAAGTTATTAGATAATCATTATTGTACTCGCACATTCCCACAGCAAATTCAATCTCTCCATTTAGAAAAGAAAATTGTTTAGATACTTTTACAATATTCCAATCTTTATCCCATACAACAAAGCGATGACGATATATTCCATCCTTTCTTCCTGCAGGACTTTTTGTTAGGTAAGTTTCGTGAAGTAGTGCAAACCTATAATCTCCCAGAGGAAGAACTTGAGAACCTCCACGAAGATCTACACACCCCAAATCTTTCCAATCACTTACACATACTCTATAAGTTTTATTGGTTTCAATATCATATCTTACAATTTCCGTTCCATTCGTCCATTTTACATAATGATATGGAAGGTCTAAGATCGGCATCCAATTTTTATTACAATACTCTAATGTATCATCATCTCCTGGAATTGGAATGCGGTGCTGATTAATTTCCTTTACACCATTTTCTGTAATTTCAAGTTCAGAGAGTTCCATACGACCTGTTCCAATCGTATCAAGATCTCTTCTGACGCCAGTGATGTATAGTTTATCATCCCAACGAACAATGCGAGCATCCTCAAGACCTACAAACTCCCAGAGTTCTTTATCTGGAAAACTAGAAGTATCAACGCGATTATATTTTTTAATGTGCATATTTTCATCCATTTCGCACATATAATTCCAAGTGCGAAGTCTCCAGTCATTTTCTGGATGAATATAAACCAAAGGACCCCAAGGGTGCTCAAATCTTTTCTTTTCGGAATGATATAAGGTATAGTTAATGTTCCTTAAATTTACAAGAATTTTACCGTTATCGTTGTAAATTGAAGGATTTGTAAGTGCAGGTCCTTTTAAATCTGATGAAGGAACGGTGAGTGGGTGAATATTTCCACCATTCTCCAATGCAAGTTTAACAAAGTTCATATAAACATTATGTGTTCTTGAGAGTATTTATTATCCCAGTTGAGTGACTAAAACATTTAATTGAGTTACTGTGACTGGATCAGTATTATTTAAGTTTGAAATATGAACTTCAATATAATCATTTAGAATATGTTTATGAACATCAGTAATATGAACTATTATTGGAACTCCATTTACACATTCAAATTCTATCGTAGATGCATCTAAAATTGCATTTCCATTAGAACTATCGTAAATTCCTATACTACAGACAGTATCGGTACTTGTAACAACAGTAGCAGAAACTTGAGTGAGATATTGTCTTTCAATTCCCGCAGAACAAGTAAGACGATTATCCGAATGAGTGAATTTGGAGTTGGTTGCGTCAGCAGTTGTAGTAACTCCTGCTATTTTGGTATAAGTATCTGTTGCAGCAAAGGTGGTTTCGGTTACATTATCTTTCATATAATACTGACCGATTACAAAGGTATTATCAATACCGCGATTTCCTTCAAAGAATGTATCTGCACCATCAATATCAGTATGAGTGCTTACACCAATTTTTGTTCCTGGACCAGAGAAATTACAAGTCTGCAGAATAAAACTTTCCGGTTGACTGAAAGTAACTCCATTCTGAACTGTAATTCCAGTGTATCCAGAAGGAACAATAAAGGAGCAAACAGTTACACGAATTCTTCTTGTGCAGTTAAATGTATCTGGAAAATTGAGAATAGACTTTGTTCCACCAAGACCAAAGTTTCCACTAAACAAACACTGGTTAAATCCTACTGTTCCAGTAGTACCATCAAAAGTTAAATCTTGAGAGTTCAGGAATGCTCCATCAAGAAGAATGAAATTATTATAACTTGAAATAATTCCTACTCTTGCACAGTTGGTAAAATTAACTCCAAACCAATCCAGTGCATGAACAGATGGAATTGATGCTACAAGATTGATAGCAAAAGGGGCTTCAAGAGTAATACCTCTCATTGGAAGAGAATATACACTACTTAGGAGAGCAACATCAGTAGCAATACCTGTTGATTTAATTCTACAGTTCTCTGATGAACCACCAAGAATTGTAGTATTATCTCCTGCAACTAATCTATCACCTTGCAAATCTACAGTTGTGGTGAAGAAATAAGTATAATTATCTTTGAGAGTGATTACACCATCTACTGCTGTTGGTAAATCATTAGTGGTTCCAACAAAAATAAAGTTTCGGATATCATCAAGAAACTTAAATTGAGTTTCACCACCGCCACCAATCGTCGCCATCTGTTGTTGGATACGATTAATGAAGAGTTGATAGTGATCGTTGAGTTGTGCAAGTGTTACAAAGTTTTGATCCAGTGGAGTAAGAGGATCACCGTTCTTTACATTTGGTGGTTCATTCAATAAACCTTCATTCAGTTGCTTTCTTGGTTGAGGTATTGGTGAATTTTTAATCTGCTCACGAAATTCATAAAATTCATCGTGCTGATTTACCGCTAAATTTTGTAGAAACTCAACATTTTTTTGGAGTTCTTGAGTTTTTTCTTGTAATCTATCTACTTCGGTTTTATTTTGCTCTGCCTCGTACTCCTCAAAAGTTCTTTTCTTACTGGAAGAACTTTTAGGTGTTTTGGTTTTGTTAGAACCAATATGATGTAAAATTTTAGAATATCTGTTCATTCTTTTGACGGTTTTGAGTATTTATATTTGAGGGGGATCAGGCCAGTTAATTGTAATAGGAAATCCTGGTTGTTGAGGAATATCTAAAAGTAATTGACGATAAGAAATCAGGTCATCTTTTTGCTGTTGTGTTAAACCTTCCCATCTTATAATATTCACACTATCGACATACATTCCCAAATACTTATTTCTACGGTGTCTTGCACAATCGGCAAGATATTCTTCTGATGGACCTGGATCTGGATTATACCATCCATTTTCAGTCCAAGTCCACCCAATTTCTCCATCGTGTTGTGGGGCAAGTTCAATACCTTCTTTATAAGGAAAGAAGTTGGTAAAATCTTCAGGTCTTAAATTGATTACGTTCTCGACAACTTTAGTTTGTGAGTTTAAGATACAAGCTCTCATTTGTTTTCTCCTTATGAACCGTACTCAAGAATAACAATCACACCAGCAGCACCAAGACCACCAACAGCACCAGTTGTGGTGTTTCTTTGTGCCGCACCACCACCTCCAGCACCTTCTGCTGCGGCATCAGCTCCTACTACTGATGCAGCAGCATTCGCATATCCACCTTCTGCACCGCCGCCCCAATAAGTGGAACCACCAGTTCCGCCAGAGGACGATACAATTGCACCTACTCCGTGACTTCCTGATTGCCCCCTGATGTTTAGTTCACCTCCAGTTGGAGTTACTCCTGTTCCACCTTGGTTTGATGATGTAGTACCACCCTGAGCACTTCCAGTTCCATCACCACCTTGACCACCATTTGCGGTTAAACTTGTTCCACCACCGGTTACTGTAAATGTGGTGTTTCCTCCAGTCCCACCATTACCACCTACGTTACTACCTGCAGTTCCTCCACTTCCAATTGAATAAGTAGCAGAAGTTAATTGTGCGGATGTATATAAACGAATTGCAGTTCCTCCACCAGCACCTCCGCCACCAGAATTTGCGGAAGAGGTATCGGCACCATCGGCACCTCCTCCACCTCCCCCACCACCAGTAGCAATTACATACATATGAGTTGTTCCTGGTGTTGGTGTATAAGTTCCAGTTCCAGTTTCGTATATAATTTGACGAACTGTTGCAATACCTGCTGATGCTGTACCAACAAGTCCCTGAAGTCCTTGAGCACCTTGAGAACTTAAACCACCCTGAACACCTTGATTGGAAAGTCCCTGAAGCCCTTGAGTGCCTTGAACAGTTCCGGCAAGTCCTTGAGAACCTTGATTAGAAAGACCTTGAAGTCCTTGAGAACCTTGAGAACCACCAGATCCTTGAACACCTTGGTTAGAAAGACCTTGGAGACCTTGAGTACCTTGGTGACCTTGAACACCTTGATTAGAAAGACCCTGAAGTCCTTGAGAACCTTGATTGGAAAGTCCTTGAAGTCCTTGAGAACCTTGATTGGAAAGTCCTTGAAGTCCTTGAGTTCCTTGTTCTCCTTTAAGTCCTTGAGTACCTTGAACACCTTGATTGGAAAGACCTTGAAGTCCTTGCCTTCCCTGTAATCCTTGAAGACCTTGGGCTCCTTGAGTACCTATGAATGTTGAACCTAAAAATGTAGAAAGATTAGTGGGCATATCGGTTATTCTTTAGTAATTCTATCAATTTCATTTCTTAGAGTATTTATTTGCAATTGTTGTTCTTTTACTGCTTCAATTAATACTCCAATTAAACCATTATAATTTACTGTTTTTGGATTATTTCCATTTACAAGTTCTGGAAGAAGATCCTCAAGTTCTTGTGCAATAACACCAATTGAAGGTTTATTGTCCTTTTTCCACTCAAACCTAACTCCACGAATATTCTCAATAATATCTAGTGCATTTGTGAATGTTTGAACATTATCTTTGAGACTTACATCCGATGTTGTGTTTAAATCAGTGCAAGTTACGACTCCAGAAACTAATACATCTCCAATAACGTGAAGTTTTGATGTTGGGTTTGCGGTTCCTATTCCAAGATTACCAGAAACATAAGTACCACCTGATACTTGAAGTCTTTGAGATGCTGTTCCTGTAGTTGTTGCAGAACCTATTAATAAATCTCCTGCACCAGTAAGGTACATTTTTGCACTCAAAGTAGGGTTTCCTACATTAGTAGTACCAAAAGTCAATCTTGTTGCTCTTGAAGTTGAACTATAATTTTCTTCTGCTGAAGCAGTTATGTTTGCAACTCCTAATGAAAGTGAGGTTCCATCATGGCCTCTGTAATTAATATTACCAATAATCTCTCCGCTGAGAACTCCAGTAGGTGAACCTGCCGATCCATTTACCCTAGCTAAAGACATTCTGGGTACGGAAGCATAGGTTAATACTTCAAGAGGAAATGTTGGGTTTGTAACACCAATTCCAAGATTTTCAGAAACATAAGCACCACCAGATACTTGAAGTGGTTGTGATGCTGTTCCTGTTGCTGTTGTCGTATTTACATAAACATTTGCAGCACTTAAAGTATTTGTGGAAGCATTAAAACTAAATGCTGTCGCAGTACTTCTTGCTTTTGCGGTTTGATTGCTTCCAGTTGCTCCAACCATAACTGGATACAACGTAGCAGTTGTTGTATCATCAGTAGCATTAATAACACTATTAGGTCCTGCAGGTCCTGTTGATGCAAAAAGTTCCCAGGTTGTTCCATCATAAACAAATTCAACAGTAATTCCTTTAATGTCTAATACAAAATCATCAGCAACTCCTTCAATTGTGGATCCATTTCTTGCAACAGTGAGATTGTTTGTAAACCAATCAGCACCATCAGCAAAAGTTACATTGTCTCCAGTTGTTGGTGTTGCTGGAAGTGTGATTGTAAATGCACCTCCAGAAGTATCTGCAATTAATCTATCTCCAGTAACTGCAGTGTAAATTGCAGTTTTTCTGGACCAAGCAGAAACTCCTCCACTACCAGCAGATCCTTGAAGACCTTGAATTGAAATACCTTGAGTTCCTTGTCTTCCTTGAAGTCCCTGAGTTCCTTGATTAGAAAGACCTTGAAGTCCTTGTGTTCCCTGATTACTTAGACCTTGAAGCCCTTGAGAACCTTGAGTGGTTCCTGCAAGACCTTGAGATCCTTGATTAGAAAGTCCTTGAAGTCCTTGAGAACCTTGAGTAGTTCCTGCAAGACCTTGAGTACCTTGATTTCCAGTGCCTTGGACACCCTGAAGACCTTGAGATCCTTGAGTAGTTCCTGCAAGACCTTGAGTACCTTGATTTCCAGTGCCTTGGACACCCTGAAGACCTTGAGAACCTTGAGTAGTTCCTGCAAGACCTTGAGATCCTTGATTAGAAAGACCCTGAAGTCCTTGTCTTCCTTGTGATCCTTGAGCACCCTGATTAGAAAGACCTTGAAGTCCTTGAGTACCTTGATCTCCTTTTAGACCTTGGAGACCTTGAGATCCTTGATTGGAAAGACCTTGAAGACCTTGAGAACCTTGTGTGGTTCCAGCAACCCCTTGAGTACCTTGATTTCCAGTTCCTTGAACACCTTGAAGTCCTTGTCCTCCTTGTCCTGCATTTTGTCCAGATAATCCTTGAGAACCTTGATTACTTAAACCCTGAAGACCTTGAGATCCTTGAGTAGTACCAGCAGGTCCTTGAGTACCCTGATTTCCTGTTCCTTGGACACCTTGGAGACCTTGAGATCCTTGAGTGGTTCCTGCAACACCTTGAGTACCCTGATTTCCTGTTCCTTGAACACCTTGCAGACCTTGTGATCCTTGAGTAGTTCCTGCAACACCTTGAGAACCTTGATTAGAAAGTCCTTGAAGTCCTTGAGAACCCTGTGTGGTTCCAGCAACACCTTGAGATCCCTGATTGGAAAGACCTTGAAGTCCTTGTCTTCCTTGTGATCCTTGAGCACCTTGATTGGAAAGACCTTGAGTTCCTTGATCGCCTTTTAGACCTTGAGTACCTTGATGACCTTGAACACCTTGATTAGAAAGTCCTTGAAGACCTTGAGTACCTTGATGACCTTGAACACCTTGATTAGAAAGTCCTTGAACACCCTGAAGTCCTTGAGATCCTTGAGATCCACTGGTTCCTTGTGCTCCTTGAGAGCCAGTGTCTCCTTTATCACCAGTACGAGCAAAAGTAATGATTACATCTTCGGCATTAGTGAACGAAGTTGCACTTCCCGAGACATATGAACTATCAACTTGGAAATACCCGGTTTGCTCTACAATTGAAGAGATGGTAAATAATGCAAAATCGGATGCATCAAACTTATTAGAAATTCTAAAGTGACCCTTAATAGTTGATGTGGAATCATCAATCGTTCTCAAGAAAGACTGAATATCAGTCGTTCCGTCATTTTGATCGTCAATATAAAGTTCGCTTGCTAATGTTAGATTTAGATTATTAAATTTTAAGTTACCGATTCCTGGATCAGTATTAGTTGTATCTGTATTAAAAGTATAGTCAAAAGTTGCTCCACCAAAGTTACCGTCTTTACCAGAAAGACCTTGTAATCCTTGAGATCCTTGAGTACCAAAAAGTCCTTGAGTACCTTGATTACCTGTTCCTTGAGTTCCTTGAGTACCTGTTCCCTGAACACCTTGAGTACCCTGATGTCCCTGAATACCTTGATTACTTAGACCTTGAACACCTTGAAGACCTTGATCACCTTTTAATCCTTGAGTTCCCTGAACACCTTGATTTCCTGTTCCCTGAACACCTTGATCTCCTTTAAGTCCTTGAGTACCCTGATGTCCCTGAACACCTTGATTAGAGAGACCTTGAACTCCTTGAACTCCCTGAAGTCCCTGAAGTCCTTGAACGCCTTGAGTTCCCTGCAATCCAGCAGAAAAAGAAGCTGTCCAACTAACTCCAGCACCAGTAGAAACTAATACTGACCCAGCAGCACCTACGTTTCCATAAGAATCACGAATACCTAAACGAGGTCTTATAACTCCAACAACATCTAAAGGGTCTGATGGATTTGTGGTTCCTATACCTACAGAACCACTTACATAAGCACCACCACCATAAACCTGTAATATCTGCCCTGCTGTTCCACTATCAACAAAAGTAGTTCCAATACCTACCTTGTCTACACTTACATATGCCTTATCCTGGAACGCAAGGTTCCCCAACATAGAATTTAAAGGCGCCTGGTTCGGATTTGTGCCGAATAAATTTGCCACTATCTATTAACCTCTAAACTTTTTGGGAACATATTTTTCATTTAAAGGTGTTGATATTGCTTTTTCTATGCTCCAACCATATTTATTTACTCTTCTTCTAATTAAATCATCATTGAGATTATATCTTTCTGCGTGTTCTGTGATTGTTCCAGCAAATCCATTATATTCATATATTTCTACACATCTTCTATTTCTACTCTGCGTAGTTTTGTTTGCCCACCTACAATTTTCCTTACAATAATTTCCATTTACATCAATCCTATCTAAAGAAAGCCCTTCTGGAACTTCTCCCATATCTTCAAGAAAATTCTCAAATTTCATCCATCTTTCGGAAATTGATATTCCTCTTCCACCATAATTTGAATATGCTTTACAATTTGAATTTAAGCACCTATCTCTCATATGCGTCCAAGATTTATAAGTTCTTGTGACTTTTCCATTATTACTTACTCTTCCCGAATGTCCGTGCTGTAGATTAATCTTTTGAGAAACTTTATATGAATGGCATCCGCAACTTTTTGTAGTTCCTCTTGTTACATTATGAATAGTCATAAGACATAAATTTCCACAATCGCACCGAAAGAAAAATCTTCTATAAACAGAACCACTTGGAGACTTAAAACTTTCTGCTTCTTCAATAGAAGTTAAGTAATTGAATTTATCTCCTTTTTTAATTTCTTTCTTTTTCATCTATAAATTACCCGAATATTCTATAAGGTGTCTGAGGAGTATTAATAACAAACTGTCTCAAAGATTCAGCAATATCACCTCTTAAAATTCTTACATTAACGTGATAACCAGAAAGAGTAACTGGTTCTTCAATCATTACAAATTCTTCACCCTGATATTCCCACCTTCCACCCTCTGTAATCGTTCCAACTAAATCAACACAATAATCGTGAGTTGCAGAGATTACAAACTCTCTTCCTTCTTCATCTTGAGAGGTATAACCTGCCTCTTGAAATGCTTGGAATGCTTCTTGTTCGGTAGAAAATTTAAGGTAATAATCTAACATAATGAGTTTTATATGTATTTATGAGGTGAGATTTATGGAAAAATAATATCCAAATCTTTTGGAATTCTGTGTGGATATTTTCTCCATTCATAGATTGTTGTTTTATTTTTATTCAATAATTTTGCAGCATCACTTTGTATCATTTTTTCACCATTAAGAATGACCCATACGGTTGTTCTTTTATTTCTTGCTTGTTGGTTAAAAGGTATCCAACAGCAATTGGAAGGTTCATAGTTTCCATTAAAATCTTTTCTTTCAAGTGAATAACCTTCTGGTCGTTCTCCCATATCTTCTAAAAAGTTTTCAAAAGAGTTTCTCCATCTTTCACATACTTCTATACCTCTACCACCATATCTTTCATACTCAATACAAGATTTTCTATAACATCTTGCTTTCATAGAATACCAAGATTTATATGTTCCTGTTGGATTTTTATTTAATGTTGCCTTATGTTTTGTATTTGCTTTCTGTATTTGTTCTACCATATAACAACCACAAGAATTGGTATTTCCACTTCTCAAATCTTGTCCTGTAAAATTCTTAATGGTTCCACAATCACATTTACATTTCCATACTGCTTTATGATTTTTAATTCCAACATATTCAAGAACAAGAAGTTTATTAAACTTCTGTCCTATAATGTCTTTTACTTGTCCTCCTCTTTTTTTCATATATTTTAATCTCCTTAACTACATAAATTTATAAGTTGTTGATTGGTGAGTTGGATTGGGTAATAGGTGAGACGACTTATGGTTCCGTTTAAAGGAAATAATCCCCCACGCAATGCACCAATTCTCAATCTATTTACTGTTGGAATAGAACCAGAAGTATCTCTTTGAATTTGACTACGGGTATCAAAAGCAGCAGAAAAGTTATTAATACTATACGAAGAAATTACTTTATTTAATTTATTTGCAGTTGTTGCAGAAGAGGAAAAAAGTCCATATTGTACTCTTCCTGATATGTATGCTTCTGCACCTATATTATCACTTCCAGCATCATTAACATAAAATCCCATAGAATTGTTGATTGTCCCGTCATCCACATAAGCAATTCCTGGAAATCCTGAACCTCCTAATGCATTTACTCTTGAGGCAACAAATAAAGTTCCTTCACTTGAATTATACCAACTTGAGAAGTTTGTTCCAGTCATCGTAGGAACATCTGCACTTCTCGTAAATTGAGAACCACCAGAAGCAGGCATATAAGATGTTGGAAATGCTCCAAGTTCTAACTGCCAGCAATCGGTATAAAAGAAACTTCCAGCATTTGCGTTGGTTCTTGGAATAATACCAGTGCTAGTTGCAGAAGCAGTAAAAACGCAAAATGCTCTTTGCCAAATTCCAATCAAAGTCGTATCAAATATTGCCGTAGTAGTTGTTACGCTTGGTGCATTTTCTGCTTGGAATGTTATAGTTTTTCCTGCAAAGTTTTTTGCTTGTGATGAAGGAATATACAACCAAATAGAAGCACAATAAATTTGCCCTATTGTCAATACTGCTCCTGTAGTAAAATATCCAGTATTACTATCATTTTGTTGAACTCCTTTTGTGTGTTTTGCTGATTGTCCGTTTGGTCCTAAAAATACATCAGTAGAAACAACAACAGATTGTCCCTGTGAAGTATAAGGAACAACAGCACCTGTAGGAGTACTTCCAACAGTGCCCTCAATATCACCTCTGCTAAAAAGATTAGTTCTACTCTCCTCCACCAACAATCCTAAACTTTGTCCTGTAATTGGGTCGTGGTCAAATCTTGGTTCATTCACACCAGCAGTTCTCATAAGACCATCAGGACCAAAATAAGTTCCTGAACTTCCCCGAGTGAATGTAATGCGTGGGTCTAACTTTTTCGCAAGAGCAAATCTCAAATCCAAACTTGGACGAACGTTTGGAAAATCTGCACTAACTGATTGTTTCTGTTGAGAAAGTATAGACATCTTATTGCGTTAGATATTGAAGTTGATTTGGTTTGAGTGCTCTTGGGTAATATGTAAATCTTGTAATATGTCCAATAATTGGATTAAGAGCACTTCCATTCCAAGGTTCTCTCCCAAGTGTTAATCTATTTACTGTTGGTATAGCAGCAGAAGGTCTTGAATGTTTATTAACTGTTCCACCATAACCACAGGAGTAAATATTTTTATCAGCAACAGCAGAAGCAACCTTAAACCTACTTGAAGTCATATTGGGTAGTGATGTTCCTGTTGTTTGTGCTACATTATTATTAATAATGCTAAAAGATAATGCTAAACTTGTTGATGTTTTTGCAACATACATAGAATTTGAGAAATTGAACCCATTAGAAACACCATAAGGAACTCTTCCCACAGTATCATTAGTAATAAAAGGTAAAGTTCCATCAAAAACAAATGTTCCCTCTGTTTGATTATACCAACTTGAGAAGTTTGTTCCAGTCATTTCTGCGAGTTCTGCACTTCTTGTGACTGTGGAAGCAGAAGTGGGTATATAAGATGTTGGGAAAGAACCTGTTTCTAATTGTGCTCCCCACAAATAAAAAGTTCCATTATTTTGTGTTCTATTATCATTTCTATAAGGATAAACTCTTGCACTTACACATCCAACAGGAGTGGTAAAAGTATATGAAACTCTGGTCCAAGAGTTAGAACTTAATGTTTGTGTTGGGACTACATCAGCAGCAATAAAAGATAGTGCTGTGTTATTATAAACAGCAATCTTATAGGAAGATACTGGAAGAGTTCCTAACTTTACATAAAAAGAAAATGTATAGGTAGTTGATGCTGTGCAAGTAAAGTTTTGATATATTGCATTTAATGTATTTGTTGAAATTGCAGTAAATGTAGAAGCAGTTGTAGTTCCATCTAATCCAATTACATTATTATAAGAAAAAGATAAACCAGAAATAATCCAAGATGCATTACTAAAATCTTGACTGTATAATAAAGAGTTAATCCTACTCTCCTCAATCAAAAGTCCCTTACACTCACCAGTCACAGGGTCATAATCAAATCTTGGTTGGTTTGCAGCAACTGTCTCAATCAAACGATTACGATTGACCCGAGTTCCAATACTTCCCCGACTGAATGTAATGCGTGGGTCTAACTCTTCTTGTGTGAAATCTAAATCCAAACTTGGACGAACTACTGGATAATCTAAATCAACGTTGGATTTGTTGGATATTATTTTAGTCATCTTCTTATGTTGTTAGATATAACATCTGTGCGTCATTAAGTTGTCTTGGATAATAAGCAACACGACTTAATGTTCCATTTAGGTAGTTTGTTGAACTATTACCATTTTTACCTAATCCTATTTGTGTAAAAATGGTGTTTATATTTCTTCTACTTATTCCAGAAGAAGCAACACCATTAAGAACAACCCTTCTCAAAGTCCCATCAAATGAAGCAGCAATATTACTATTTCTATTCACAACATCCGCAGAATTATTTGTAACTGCAAATATGTTTGTAGTATCCCAAATACCTACTCTTGTGCTTAAACCTTCTCTTCCTATAGAACCACCTTGTCCCAAACCAACAAATCTTCCATATCCATTTTGGGTGCTTTCTAATCCACCCATACCACGAATAACAAATGTGCCAACAGAAGAATTTGCCCAACTTGTAAAATTACTTCCAGTCATATCTGCATTATCTGGATTTCTTGTGACTGTTGATGCTCCTGTTGGAATGTATGTTGTTGGAAATGCCCCCTCTTCTACTTGAGGTCCCCAATAATAAATTCCAGAAATTCCGTCTCCAACATATTTGTATATATTATTTTGTCCAGTATCACTAAAACCATTTGGAGAACCAAGAGAAACATTAAAATATACATTAGTTAAATTTGATGCTCCTACTGTTGCAGTTATATAACATCTATACCACCCATTTCCATATGAAATCATTTTTACAATAGAATTACTGCTTGTTCCTGCTATCAAATCTAAAAATGCTGCAGTTCCATAAAACGGACCCTCAACTGGAGCATTTCCTGGTCCAGTATTATCAAACCATATAACTGCATATCTTCTGTTTGTAGTCCCTTTTAAGAAAACAGAAGCAGTATATGATTTGTTTGCACTCATAGTAAATGAATTCGTATATATTGATTCTCTTGCTTTTGCTCCAGAATTTCCAATAATTTTATATGCACTAAATGTTCCATCAGGTGATGTTGTTTCTGTTGTAAGAACTTCAGTAGTTCCACTGTTATTATGAGAAGACAAAGTAGTGCTATTGAGAACTATGTTAGTTCTCTGCTCCTCAATCAAAAGTCCTCTACACTCACCACTAATTGGGTCATAATCAAATCTTGGAATATTCGCAGAAGCAGTTTCAATCAATCCATTCTTATTCACAAAAGTTCCAATACTTCCACGACTGAATGTAATGCGTGGGTCTAACTCTTGTGAGTTTGCAAAGTCCAGATTGAGTGTTGGTAATACAACAGGAACATCTAAATCAGCACTCTGGAAACCGTCTCTTATGATACTCATAGTGTCATTACTTGTCTTGCAACCTTCACATTATTGTTTGGATATGTTGGAGTGAGCAGTAATCTTGCGTTTGCTCCAGAAATATCAGCAGCAAAGTTTCCAAGAATATCATTATTTGCAATTCCAGCATACTCAACATAATCTACTGTGCTTCCGTTCTGTAGTATCAGTAAGTCAGAGACCTGATAGTTTGTTGATACTCCTGTGATTGCATTTGTATATGCAACTTGTCCTCCAGCATTTGAACTGTTACGATAGAAACCAATAGACAAACTACTTCCAGTCGTAAATGTCGTTCCAATACCTACTGATGTTCCAAGAGTGAATGATGTTGTATCGGGAGTTGTTACGACATAATAATCACTTCCTGCAGTCAATCCATTTGATGTGCTAGAAGAACGGATAATATCATTCACGAACAGTCCGTGTGCTGTAAGTGATGTGAATGTAGAAACTCCAACAGAACCAGTAATGGTTATGATTGTATTTGTAAGAGTGGTTCTATCAACAGAAAGAACTGATGCTGTAGAGTAGTTAGAACCAGAATAATAAACAGTTCCACCAGTTCCTGTGGTTGGTTGTTGAAGAAGTGTTGAAGAAGTAATCACCCCATCAAAGATAGTAGCAAGACCTGTTGCAGAAGTTCCAGTTCCACCTAAGAATGTAAGAGTTGTGGTTCCAACTCCAACACCAGCAGTATATCCAATACCAGCACTTGTGATTGAACCTAATGTAAGAATTGCACCAGTTACATTAGTCGTTCCAACAGAAACTTGAAGTCCTGAACCACCTGAAGCAGTTAGAACATCACCAGCAGTATAGTTAGCACCACCAGAAATAATACTTAGAGAACCTACAGTTCCATTAGAAACAGTAAGAGTTCCTTGTGCTGCAGAACCATTACCAGAAGAAGTTGTGAAAGTTACATTATATGTTCCTGAAGTATAACCTCTACCACCAGTTGTAATACCACCAAGAGTTGCTATCTGTCCTGGACAAGTCAGTTGAACGTGATACTTAGCAGAACGGAAGGTTGCGGTTGCGAAAGTATCTACTGCGACTTGTGAGGTTGTTGTGGTTGTGGTGTTTGTAGTTTCAAAGGCAAGTGCATCCTTGACTTGGAGAGTTGCTACTGGGTTTGTGGTTCCGAGACCTACATTTCCAGTTGATGGGTTGAATGTGAGTTTTGTAGAAGAAACTCCAACGTTTGTGGAAACACCAGAGGTTACATCCTCAAATACAATATATCTTAGTGCATTTGTGGAGACATCATTAACAACGGTAACTCCACCATTGTTGTTACCCTGAATTCCCTGAAGTCCTTGAGTACTTTGAACACCCTGAAGACCTTGAGTACCTTGATCTCCCTTTAGTCCTTGAGTACCTTGAACACCTTGATTAGAAAGTCCTTGAAGACCTTGATTACCTTGAGAACCACCAGAACCTTGAACACCTTGATTACTCAGACCTTGAACACCCTGAAGTCCTTGAGTACCTTGAGTACCTTGAACACCTTGATTTGAAAGTCCTTGAAGACCTTGATTGCCTTGAGAACCACCAGAACCTTGAACACCTTGATTACTTAGACCTTGAAGTCCTTGAGTACCTTGAACACCTTGATTAGAAAGTCCTTGAAGACCTTGCCTTCCTTGTGATCCTTGAGCACCTTGATTGGAAAGACCTTGAAGTCCCTGTACTCCTTGATTACCTTGAAGACCTTGAAGACCCTGACTTCCTTGAAGTGATGATATCTCTAATGTAATAGTAGCAGTGCTTCCAACAACAGAAGCAGTAATACCAGCCCCTACAAAGTCTATTGTTGTTACGCCACCCTTTGGAAGCCCTTCATCCTCAATGAATATAGATGTAGCAGCACCAGCAGAAGCAACAGGCTGCCAGCTCCATCCACCTAATCCATCAGCAACTGGAACTTGACTAGATGCACCATAGTTAATTCCATTAGGTGATAATTGATTTACATCAATTTTATCAAAAGTACCAATACCAGAAATATTGATTTGAGGTGAACTGATAGTGCTATCAGTGACTTGCATACCTCCAGCAGCAAGTCTTACTCCATTGGGAACTTGAGTTGAACCAATACCAACTCCATAATTAAACAACCAAGCATCAGTACCGAGTCCGGAATAAGTTCCAGACCTTACCCACATTATTTGTTTATATGTGTCCGGCAAAGTATTTGCGGTTCCAACTTGGAATGGAACTAATGGTGTTCCCTCTGTAGATGCAATCGCAATACCACCGTGATTTGCTGTTGTATCAGTTGGTAATGATGATGTAGTTAATCCAAGAACAATTTCTTTATCTTGTACTCTTAATTCTGTAGCAGTAATATAAACAGATGTTCCACCAATCGTGAGACTATTTTGTACATTTAAGTCATAAACATTTAATTGAGTACCGTTAAATGTTAAATTATTAGAACCAGTAGGATTATTGGATCCATCCTTATAAACAACTTGATTTGCAGAACCTGCTACAGGACCAGTTTGTCCTTGAAGACCTTGAAGTCCTTGTGTTCCTTGATCACCTTTTAATCCTTGAGTTCCCTGAACACCTTGATTTCCTGTTCCCTGAACACCTTGATCTCCTTTAAGTCCTTGAGTACCTTGATGTCCCTGAACGCCTTGATTGGAGAGACCTTGAGTACCTTGATTGCCTTGTAGTCCTTGATGACCTTGAACACCTTGATTGGAGAGACCTTGAGTACCTTGATCTCCTTTAAGTCCTTGAGTACCCTGATGACCTTGAACACCTTGATTGGAAAGACCTTGAGTTCCTTGATCTCCTTTAAGTCCTTGAGTACCTTGATGACCTTGAACACCTTGATTACTTAAACCTTGAGTACCCTGTTGTCCTTGAGTACCTTGATGTCCTTGAACACCTTGATTAGAAAGTCCTTGAGTTCCTTGATCTCCTTTAAGTCCTTGAGTACCCTGATGGCCTTGAACACCTTGATTACTTAAACCTTGAGTACCCTGTTGTCCTTGAGTACCTTGATGACCTTGAACACCTTGATTGGAGAGACCTTGAGCACCTTGATTGCCTTGTAGTCCTTGGTGTCCTTGAACACCTTGATTGGAAAGACCCTGAGTACCTTGATGACCTTGATGACCTTGAACACCTTGATTGGAGAGACCTTGTGTTCCTTGGTTACCCTGAAGACCTTGATGACCTTGAAGTCCTTGAGTTCCTTGATCTCCTTTTAGACCTTGAGCACCTTGAAGACCTTGAGTGCCTTGTCTTCCTTGAGTGCCTTGAACTCCCTGAAGAGCAGCATTTTGTATTGTAGATTTCTTTAATTGTCCATCAGTTATATCATAATATAAAATATAATCTTCAGGAGATGCTGATAATTCAGTTCTATCATTAATTAATCCTGGATTAACACTTCTAAGATTTGAAATTGTTACTCCAGATCCAAGAGTAGTTGAAGAAAGAACATCAACTTGATCAATTTGATAATTTTTACCTAATGCTACATTTAAACTTTCGCTTGATTTCAGTGAGGAATTTGTACCACCATTATAATTGTATAAAAATGTATTATCAGGACCTATTTTAATTCCAGCACCATCTGCAAGAGCATCAGTTGTTGCTGTTGATGCAATTCCAACTATGAAATCAGCTAATTCAATAGTTGTGGAATTAATGATGGTTTGAGTTCCATCAACATATAGATCACCCTTAATTCTTACTGCACCACTATTATTTCCAATCGCAGATGGGTCAATTGTAATTTCTGATGGTCCAGTGATAGTATTAGTGTTGATACCAATACCAGTTCCTGCAGCGCCACCAATTTGAACTGTTGATAAGTTTTTGTTAAATGTAAAGTTGGAAGAAGCTCCTGCAATTCCACCATCATTAAAAATGACTTGAGTATCAGATCCTGCAATTGGACCTGTTAGACCTTGATTTCCTTGTAATCCTTGAAGTCCTTGAGTTCCCTGATCTCCCTTTAATCCTTGAAGTCCTTGAGTTCCCTGATCTCCCTTTAATCCTTGAAGTCCTTGAAGTCCTTGAAGTCCTTGATTTCCTTGTAATCCTTGAAGTCCTTGAGTTCCCTGATCTCCCTTTAATCCTTGAAGTCCTTGATTTCCTTGTAATCCTTGAAGTCCTTGATTTCCTTGTAATCCTTGAAGTCCCGCTGCATATGGATTTGTCCAACTTACTCCTGCACCAGTAGATATTAAAATACTTCCAGCAATACCTACTTGGTTGTAATTATCATAAAGACCACCACGAAGTCTTACATCTCCAGCAACATCTAGTTCTTGTGTTGCATTCGTGGTTCCAATACCTACCTTACCAGTAACCTCTAATACTGTATTATTTTCTGTATAAGAACTAATACCAATTTTTAGATTTTGTTGACGGTTACTGTTGTACTTAGCCATTTGATTGTGTATTAGTTAAGAGTTTCTAGAATACTTCCAACAAATTTTAAATCAGTACCATTACTACCTGATAATACCAATCTATCTCCACTTTCAAGAACTAATTTTCCTGCAAGAAGATTAGCAGTATCATTACCAGAAATTGGATATTGTTTTAACATTTCAGTATCAGTTGAACTTCTACGATGAACAAGAGTTATGTCCGCAGATGTTGCTCCAATATTTGCAACTTGTGCTAGAAGAACAACACCTGTATATCCAACTGGAGCAGTATAGATAACTGTTGGTGTTACTGATACAACTGCTGTGACTGTTTGGAATACATTAAGTGCTAAAGCCATTTTTTAATCTCCTCCTAATGCTAGAATGAATGGCGTCATTGTTGAGAACAAACTCTTTGAATAGAATGTACCAGCAATGGTTCCTGTTTGTTGATTAATCACAACGCCATCACCAATTCTAAAGTTTCCTGATTGGTCAGTAGATGTATAAACAACGATACCTCCATTACGTGCATCAGTTTCGTTTGCTTGAATAGGAACTCCACCATTTGCAGGTAATGCAGTTGCAATATTTGTTCCAGAACCAATATATTCAAGGGAATGTCCTGATGCTAATACTCGACTTTGCTTAAAGAAAGGAACCGTAGTACCTACTCCCACCGCATAAGGAACATTATCTGTAATAGTTATAGTACAGATACCAGCAGAAATTGGAGTTGAAGATTGTATTACATAATAAGTTGGAACAAGATTTGCTGTCCCTGTTGCAGTATTTATTCCAACATCAGGAGAGGCAAAAGTTGCTACTGGTGCTGTTAAGTAACCACGACCATTAGAGACCATTTCAACAGAAGTCACAGAACCATTTCTTACTTCTCCTACAGCAGTCGCAGGAACACCCCAAGGAGTAGGAGGATTTTCAAAAGTAATATCGACATTCTGTGAGTAACCTGTTCCGCCAGAACTTACAGTTACTCCTCCAACCGTATAATATAAGGTATCAAAATAAATCACTTGACCGTCAAAAGGTCTTACTACATTTATTTTTGCTGTTCCACCTGATTGATAGGTATGAGATAAAGTAGAAACTCCAACATAAACCTCAAAAGAAGTTGGTGAAGGAACACCAGCAACCTCAAAAATATAACCATTGTTTCCTGATGGATATGTTACAATTCCTGGACCAGAAGAACAAGTGAATGCAAGTCCAACAATTGAAACTCCCATTCCAACATTAAAGTTATGATTGGAGCCTACGGTAATAGTGGTTAATCCAGTAGTGTTATCATAAAGTGCAGTAGTTACACCTAATGTAGGAACATTTAGGTCAAGAACAAAAGTATCTGCGTTCTCTGCAGCAGATGCAGTAACAATACCCGTGTACTTAAGTGGTCCTCTTCCATCAGCAACCAGAGCATAATTACCAAAAGAGGAGTTGGAGTTGGTTAGATCACACGCTGCACCACTTCCACAATAAACTGCAGTATCATTACAAATTGTGAAAAGTGATACTAACTGAGCATAACCCTCATTGGTAATTGAACATCCAATACCACCTTGATTGTATTGAGTATAACTGTCTAGAACCATAGACTTCAATGGTCCGATTGCTTTGGATCCATCAATCTTGAGACCAATAGAATTTGGAATGAAGTTGGTGCAGTTTTGAATATAAGGTGACTGATTAAAGTATCCAATTTGATTTGGATTAAATGCAAAAATTGCCTTACCAGAATTCAATGTTCCTGTATAAGACATCTCTGCAATATAGTTTCCATTTGAGACATAGAACAAGTCTTGGTTTGCATTCTGTGGTGATACTGATACTTCTCTGAGACTATCACCAACAATTGAGACTTGTTCTGGAATGACTAATGGATTGTTTTCTAGATAAGATCCAGCACTAACTTTAATAACTGTTCCTGTTGCTGCTGCTGCAAGGGCTCCTCCAATTGTTGACTTTGCGTCTCCAAGTTTTCTTCCTGTATTGATGTCGTTTCCATCTTCTGTTACATAAAGAATATTAGTAACTGTTGTACCAGCACCCAGATTAACAATATCTGTTGCGATGCCTGTGCGACTTCTTACAGTATATAAATCTCCATCATAAGTATTAAGTCCAAGCTCTCCAGTAAGCAGCTGGTCTACTGTTGGTTTTTTACCGGGAACTGCGGATCTTCTAATCCTGAGAATAGGATCGGTATTTATCATTCACTTAAATGGTGGTATATACCTAAAGAGTTCTCCAATATCTATTGGAGTTTTAGATATTTATAATCAGTAACTTCCACAATCAATAATAATATTCTGTAAAAATCTTTCCGTACCAATTGCAACAACAACTGTAGAAATTCCTGCGGTATCGTTAAAAATTAAACTTCCGCCAATTCCAACGGATCCTAAAATTGTAAGTTGTTCTGTTGGATTTGTTGTACCAATACCAACTTTTGATAGTGTATGAATTCCAACATCAGTTTTAATCCAGTAACTATCACCAAGTAATCCTTGAATTCCCTGAAGACCTTGAGTACCTTGAAGTCCTTGAGCACCTTGACGACCTTGCAATCCTTGAAGACCCTGAACACCTTGTTCTCCACGAATATTACCTACATTAGTCCAGGTAGAATTTCCATAGACCCAGAGGTCGCCAGTACTGGTGTTAATAACTCCATATCCATTTTGTGGCGGATACCAGGAATTTGCTGGATTATTTAATTCAGACTGCTCATTGCCTGGAGTAAGTGCAAGAGATCCAACAATAGTAAGTGCAGTACCAGTTATTCCCTGAACACCTTGAACACCTTGATTACTTAAACCTTGAAGACCTTGCAGTCCCTGTAAACCTTGAGCACCTTGCGATCCAGTATCTCCTTTATCTCCTGTGCGAGCAAAGGTAATGATTACGTCTTCGTCATTAGTGAATGAAGTTGCACTTCCGGAAACATAAGAAGAATTAACTTGGAAATATCCAGTTTGCTCTACAATTCCTGAAATTGTAAAGAGTGCAAAATCAGATGCATCAAACTTATTAGAAATTCTAAAGTGACCTTTAATAGTCGATGTAGAATCATCAATCGTTCTCAAGAATGACTGAATATCAGTTGTTCCATCATTTGCATCATCAATATAAAGTGAGCTTGATAATGTTAGATTTAAATTATTGAATTTAAGTTTCCCAACTCCTGGGTCAGTATTAGTAGTATCAGTACTAAATGTATAATCAAAAGTTGCTCCACCAAAGTTACCATCTTTACCAGAAAGACCTTGTAGTCCTTGAGATCCTTGAGTACCAAATATACCTTGAAGACCTTGATTGCCTTGAAGACCTCTGGTTCCTTGAAGTCCTTGATTTCCTTGCAACCCCTGGAATCCTTGTAAACCTTGAGTTCCTTGATCTCCTTTTAGACCCTGAAGTCCTCGTCCTCCCTGCAATCCTTGAGTTCCTTGTTCTCCTTTAAGCCCTTGAGTTCCCTGCGGACCTTGATTACTTAAACCCTGTAATCCTTGAGATCCCTGTCTTCCTTGAACACCTTGAGTACCTTGATGTCCTTGAACACCCTGATTACTTAAACCCTGCAATCCTTGAGTGCCCTGAGCACCTTGAATTCCATCTCTACCTTGAAGACCTCTGGTTCCTTGAGTTCCTTGAGTTCCTTGTTCCCCTTTAAGTCCTTGAGTTCCTTGAGTTCCTTGATGACCCTGAGTTCCTTGAGCACCCTGTCTGCCTTGTACCCCTTGATTACCTTGTAATCCTTGAGTTCCTTGATGACCTTGAACACCCTGATTACTTAAACCTTGAGTTCCTTGTTCTCCTTTAAGTCCTTGAGTTCCTTGTCTTCCCTGAGTTCCTTGCGCTCCTTGATTGCTTAAACCCTGCAAGCCTTGAAGACCTTGAGTGCCTTGAAGACCTTGAGTACCTTGCTCTCCTTTAAGTCCTTGAGCACCTTGTCTTCCTTGAAGACCTTGAGTTCCTTGAAGACCTTGATTACCTTGAAGACCTTGATTACCTTGAAGACCTTGATTACCTTGAAGACCTTGAGATCCTAATCTTCCTTGTAATCCTTGAACACCTTGATTACTTAAACCTTGTAAACCTTGAAGTCCTTGAGTGCCTTGAAGACCCTGATTTCCTTGAAGACCTTGAAGACCTTGAAGACCTTGTGTTCCTTGTCTTCCTACATTTCCTTGAAGACCTTGAAGACCTTGGAGACCTTGGATTCCTTGTAATCCCTGCAATCCTTGAAGACCTTGGGTTCCTTGTAATCCTTGCAATCCTTGTAATCCTTGGGCACCTTGATGACTACGACCTTGAACACCCTGTCTTCCTTGAAGTCCTTGAGGTCCTTGAGTACCAAAAATTCCTTGAAGACCTTGAGTTCCTTGATGACCTTGAGGTCCTTGAATGCCTTGTAAACCTTGTGGTCCTTGAGTTCCTTGGAAATTACTTAAAGGTCCTTGAGTTCCTTGAGTTCCTTGTAGGCTTCCAGCTTCCCTTGATACTTTAATTGAAGGTGTATATCCAAGGGTAACGTTATAACTGGTACTTCCTATTGACACTGTAGGCATTAGATTGCCTCGCTAGCATTTACAAGCACCATTCCATCAACGACTTTAGTTTTTTTATTTGCAGACGAAGTAATTATTACATCATAGTAATATCTACCTGCCTTTAAATCATCAG